GGCAAGGCCGCCGCTGAACAAGGCGCAGCACCGCCAAGCGGCACGAACACCGGACGCCGCCGGAAAGACGTAGAAGCCAGCCTTAACGCCGGTGCCGCTGCCCGCGCGGGTGGACACGGCAGCAGGCCACAGCACCGCCGGGTCATTGCTGATTGCCGTATCTTCGATATACTGCCATGCGTTGGCTGTGCCCTCCGGGAAGGTCAGCGTCAGGTCTTCCTGCTTCGTGTAGTCAGCAGAGATAGAGCCACCGGTCGTCACCTTCGTCTGGTCGTGACAGGTGTAGATGTCAAAGGTGAAATTTCCTGCGTCATCCTTGCCCCACTGCCACAATTCGTCCGCCACGATCAGGTATGCACCGTTCTGGAACTCCGTCTTCTGGATCAGACCGGGTTCCTTGCCGTTGGTGTAGTTGGTGCGGGAGCCATCGTTACCGCGCACGCTGTCGTTATAACCGCTGCCATAAGGCATAGTGGACAGCATCGTCTGCCCCTTGACCACATCCCAGGTATCGCCGGTATCAACGTAGACCGCTTTGTAGCCCGTTCCGTCCACGTTGATATCTTCGATGCGGGTAATGCGGGCTTCGGTCTGGATGTCATGCAGGGTGGCATCGTTACGGTCGGTCGTGCTCTTCGTGTGGGTGCCAATGGCAACATAGGAATCAATAAGCAGGTTTGCGGCCTGCTCGGTCGTCACCGGGAAGTAGTTCACGCCCTCTGCATCAATGGCGGCGGTGTACTGGTAGCTGTAGGAAGTGCAGCCCTCAATGGTGCCGCTGTTGCCCTTGCGTGCATACTTCAGCTGGATCATGCGCTCCTGCCATTTCAGCAGGTTTCCGGATGCACCAGCGTACTGGCTGCCACGGGCACGCCACAGCTGCACCAGCTGGGTGTGGCTCTTGTAGTTCACCGGTGCCAAACCCGTGTGACCGCCGATCTTGCCGTCATCCTGCATACCGGCGAAATACTTCGGGTTTGCAATGTACGGATAGGTCTTGCCGGTGCGGTCGGTGCCCTGCGGCCACTGTTCATAACCGCCGGAAGGGTGGCAGCGCATACGCAGGATGCGGTAGCCGCCCTCGTTGCGCTCACGCACATAGGTATTCTTCTGCAACACCCAGACCAGATGGTTGCTACTGCGCACAAAGTCGTCATCGTCGATGTACTGGCAAGCGTAGATCGTGTGGCTGCCGTCCTCATTCTTTTCCGCTGCCACCTCCACGCACCAGAACTGCGGCAGACCTGCAAAATCATCCTTGCCGGATTCTGCGGCGGTAGACGGAGTGCAGGACAGGCCCACGCTGTCGTCGGTCAGTTCGCCAATTGCAGTATTGGATGTGCTGAACAGCGGGAACTTTACGCCATGCACGCGGTTGTCGTCCAGCACGTTGCCAAACCAGCGTTCCAGCATACGGTTATAGGTGCTTGTATTCGGGTCCCAGTTCGCCGTCCACCAGTCCACGAACAGCACGTTCATTTCTTGTCCCGTCGTGACCTTCTGTGCCATATAGCTGTAGTACCGGTCGATCGTGTCCTCATTGCCGGTTGCCAGAACAGCAGTGCGGCCATCACCCGCCGCCGCCATGGTGGTACCGGACACCGCAGCAAAAATCTGCTGCAAGGATTCATCGGATGCCATGTGAGTTCTTGCCATGTTTAGTCCTCCTGTCCATCATCAAAGGTCAAGCGCCCGGCTTCATCATAAAAGAAGTAGGGCAGCCCTTCCAGTTTTTCCAGTCTTTCGCCGGTGGCCGCTGCATCAGCAGCAGAGCCTTCCTTTTTCAGTGTCTTATCCGGCAGCAGTTCCTTTGCCCAGTTCGGCACATCTTCGTCGATCAGCTTATAGGTAATGCCGTCAATGACAAGGTAGGTGGCTCTTACGATTTTTACGTTTGCCATTCCGTCTTACCTCCCAGAGAGAGTGTCACCACGCCGCGCCCATCGTCCGAAGCAGTCAGCTTCAAAGCGTTCAGGTTTGCTTTGATGCCCGGCACCTGCAAAGATTCACCTACCACTTTTGCGATCTGTGCCGGGGTGGCGCGGTAGAGATCATTCTTTCCGTCTGCTCGTTTCCGAACTACGATCACATAGTCTGCACTCGCAAACGCGTCTGCCAAGGCTTTGTCTGCCAGACTTACCATGCCCATTTCTCCGCCGCCTCCTTCTCAATGGCTTTCAGTTCTGCGGCTTCATCCTCACCGATCAGACGCGTCACTTCCTCGTAGGGAAGATTTACCTTCTTCGGTGCGGTATCGCCCAGAGCCATACTGCGCATATTGCAGTACCAGCACACAGCCAGCACACGCGCCTTGTGAACTTTGCAGATTCCGGTATATCTGCGGTTTGCAGTTCCGAACATTTCATAGTTCAAACCGCTGCACCAGCCACACCCGGCAGACACCGGGCAACGGATGCACTCTTCCGTGGACTGGGATTTCATGGTGATTGCATCCAGTTCTTCCTTCACCTGCCGCTGCTGATCCGTGGCATACAAACCACCCGCCTGCACATTGCCCAGACACACTCGGTCTGCCTTCTCTTCGCCAATAGAGATAGGCGCGTACCGGATGCATGGATACGCGGACCCGTCCGGGGCGAAACTCAGCATTGAGCCAGTTCCACCGCAGAAGTTGCGGTCGTTCTGTTCTGCATCACCAATCTGTTCATCCAGCATGGCAATCGCCACGTCCCAGCCGTTCTTGATGACGTACTGTGAAACCTCTTTCAGCTGTTTGTACAGTGCCTTGCCGTCCTCGTCCGTGTACATCGGCTCATAGGCGCAGTTCCCGGCAATGTGCCTGCACCCGGCATCCAGCATCATTTTCATGCTGGATGCAATGTACTGGATGGAGCCGGGCACGAAGGTCATTTTGCTGTTCAGCCATCCATACTTCCGCTTGCCATCCTGAAACGCCGCCCACGCAGTAGAAAAGCTACCGTTGCCGTCTTCGTCGATGCGGTATCTGTCGTGCAATTCCTGCACGCCATCAATGGACACCGTAACGGACATGAGATCGTGATACTTTTCCAGCAGGTGCTGCGCCGCCGGGGAGAACCACAATCGGCCATTCGTGGCAAAAGAAATGCGCGTGAACGGTCCCAGCGGAATTTCCCGCCGGTAGCACTCCTCAAAATAATAATCGCAGATATGCTCGATCAGTTCAGCTTCCAGCAGCGGTTCTCCGCCGATGAAGTCCAGGATCAGGGCTTTGGTATCGCGGTTCACAAAGTCGGACGTTCCGCCTTCGTACAGGTCCAGAATGTAGTCCACAATTTTCTTTCCGGTTTCCAACGTCATTTTTTCGGTGGACTTGTGGTGCTCATAGCAGTATGAACACCGCAGGTTGCAGGCGTTTGTGATCTGGAACGTGATGTTTCGGCAGATGCTTCCACACTCCCGTCTGTCCCTGCCATATAAGCGCTGGACGGTATTCCCGTAGTCCTCATACTTTTTCGTTCTCAACGGGGTGTACCTCCTCCCGCTCAAAGTCAAAGTGCACGATCAGGTTCGGATTCTCTTCCGGGTCGATGTACCGCGCCAGCACTTTGTCCTGCACCATCTTCAGCTTCATCTGTGCTTTCTGACACAGCCCTGCGTAGTAGTGCAGCATATCAGCAATCATCGTATTTGCGCCAGCGTTCAACTGGCGGGACAGAATTGCCATCAGCGCTTCATAGGACTGCGCTTCGTAGTATGCACGTTCCACCGCTTCACTTTCCTGTGTGGTGATTTTGATATTCTCCATGGCACACTCCTTACTGTGCATCCCGTTTTGGTAGCTTGTCCGCCGCCTGACGGTATCTTACGCGAACTCGATTCATCTTGACCATGGCCGAAACCATATCGTGCATATCTTCTGCTTCGCTCAACCGCAGCAGTTCGATCAGTACAACAAGCAGGTGCCACATGGAAAAGAAATCCACATCGTCCTCGCACTCATACTGTGCCGCCTTGATGAACGGCGCAGGATCACACTCACCCTTTTGGATGGGGTGCGCCGCAAAGTTGAACGTCCGGGCTGCCAGACCATAGCCCATCAGGTAAACCCGGTCTTCTGCGGCTTCTTCGCCGCAGGCCATCACTACAGACTGCGCTACAGTGATGCAGTATGCGCACCACACATCGAACTTATCTTCCGTGTTCACCATGAACATACCGGCACATCCGATGCACCAGAAAACTTTCTCCATGCCGGGCGGAGTATCAGTAAGAAGCCCCTGCCAGTCCTCCGGGTTGACTGTTTCGTGCGTCTGGATTTTCAGCAACGGAAGGTTTTTTGTGTACATCTTCTCGCTTCTTTCGTCATTGTTTTGCTCAAATGCTACGTTCATTTCGCTGCTCCTTTCTCATTTCCACAGGAATCCAGAGCATGATGTGCATCCGCCAGAACAGCTTCCGGAGCACCCACTACAACCTCCGTCGCAGTTATCTGTGCATTGCGCTCCACAATGCGAATTGCAGTCTCCTTCGCAGCTGTTTGCGCAAGACTGTTTACAGTTTGCGAAGCAAGCAACCCCTCTGCAACTATCCTGACAGCTTGACGCACAATACGAATCGCACTTATCAACGCACCGTCCTGTGCAATCATCTGCGCAAGTGGCGTCGCAGCTACCGGAGCAGCTGCCGGAACAGCCGTCACAGCCGCCTTTGCATCCTCCCTTGCAGCCCGTCTTGCAGCCGTTTGTACAGTCATTTGCGCAGCTTGCCGTGCAGGTCGTGTTGCAGGTGTTGGTGCAGTTTCCTAAACAGGTGTTGCTGCACGACCCCTGACAAGTTCCCCTGCAAGTAGCTGTGCAGTCATTTGCACAATTTGCCCTGCAAGTTCCTACGCACCCTCCGCCGCAGCTACCGGTACAGCTGGTACAGCTGGTATTGCAGCCATTGGAGCAAAGCCCCGTGCATTGCCCGCTGCACCCGGTCGCCGTTGCGGTTTCCGGGATATTGCTCAGTGTGCTTACCGTTGCCGCCGCTTGCGCAAGCCCCGATGCCGCAACTTGGTCTCCCCGCGCCGGGGTCGTTGCGCTGCCCTGAACGGCATCCACCAGACGGGTGATTTTCTGGATGTGTTCTGCATCCACGCTCACGCCATCCGCCGGGGTCACATTGTACTGGTACGCCGCTCCCTTATATGCCGCCATGCTGCCAACGGACTGTCCCTGTGCGGTGCCTTCCGTCTTGCCGCGCCGACCGGTCTCTGCGTCTACCAGGCTTTTCAGGGTGAGAAAATCTTCGTCGGAAATAAACTGTCCTCTCTCCGGCATCCTCTCACCCCCTCACCCGGACACGAATGCGGCGTTCATCCGTCCGGTTGTCGCCTTCCACTGCATAACCAACAATGCACTCCGCCGGGGCAAACTCCCCTGCGCAGGCCGCACGACCAACGCCCGGCGTACCCGAAGGCAAAATTAAATCCCCGGTCTTCACCCTGCCGGTCACGCGCACTCTGACGCGCCCGGCAAGGGAAACGGGGATGTACTTTTCGATGTTGGCTTTGAAGTTGTCGTCTTTCTTGCCCGGCGTGTCGCCGCCGATCAGGTATGCATATTCGTCCGTGTGCACGCCTACAACGCGGTCCATCTTTCCAACCGCCTTGATGTACCGTTCTGTCTGGCTGCTCACATCCAGCGCAATGATATCTCCCGGCTTGGTATCGCACCCACGGGGAAACCATTCGGCGTAGTCGTTGTAAACCGCGCCATACACTTTGCGGAAGTTCGCCGTGCCATCGCTATCGACGTAATAACTGTTGTCGGTGCCAAAGTATGTAGACTGCTGGAACCGCACCGCACCCGTGAAGGTGCCGCCAGCCGTTGGCATTGCACCCAGCTTTGCCAGCGCCTGTGTTGCAGTCTGTGCGCCGGTTCCTCCGCGAGAAATAGGGAACGTTCCGCTGGTCACGTCATCCGCGCTGTGCTTGTGGTCCATTGCTGCTGCCGAAATGTCCGCAGCGGAAATTTTGTGCGGGTTCTTTGCAGAAAGGTGTGCGATGAAGGCGGCAATCGCCGTGCGAATCTTCCGCAGGATATTCCCCAGCTTTTCGCCGGAAGCGATATTCTGCACATCGTAGGAACCATCTGCCTTCATAATGTAGTCATTTGAGAACACCGGCTGCTGGTTCGTCGGGGTAACGTTGGGCACATTGCCCAAACCGACCTGCTCTGCCGTAACATGGTGCGGATTGTTGTGGTCATCAATGTGGTCTTTCAGGTCTTGCTTGCTGGCATAGCCGGAATACTCACCCAGCGTTGCCGTCACCTGCTCTGCATCACCAACCGCAACTACCATGTGGAAGGTTTCCTGCACCGTCATATCGCCGCTCTCCGGCGGCACTACGGCGGCTTCATTTCCCGCATTGGCATACGCATACAGGATTTCTCCATCGTCCGGGTCGTTGGCGAAGATGCCAATTTCCCGGGCGATCAGCTTTGATTTCAGGCCGCTGTTCGTGTAGGTGGATTCCAGTACGGCGCAGTTTGCGGACAGCTCAATGCTGTTGATCTGCATATTGGCTGCCAGATGCACAAGATTTTTCAGGTCACGCGGTTTTTCCGGCGCAACCCCATCGCCCAGTGCAAATTTCGTGAAGTTGATTGCGGTGCCATTCAGGGCTTTCACGATCAAAGCCCTGCCCGCATTGGTCAGGATCAAACTTGGAAAAAACATCGTTTCCCCCTTTTAGTCCGTCAGGATGTTCCCGTCTGCGTCCAGAAGGGCGTTTTCATCTGCATCTACAAGCCAGCTGAATACGCTCTCTCCGCCCGCCGTCACGCCGGACCACTTGCCCACGGCAACCGATGCAAAGCCGAAGAACAGCCTGTGCATTTCCTCCGTGGAAAGCTGCAACATATCCAGGTGGGCGCTGGCTCGCTTTACATGGCTGAGAATGTCCAGCATTTCCTCAATGTCGATGGGGCCTTCTGCCTTGATCTTGATTCGGAAGCACCCGGGCGTTCCTTTGTAATCAAACCATTCCCGCACCGTAGCATCGCCGTATAGATCACGCATTACATCTTCCACTGCTGCTTTCGTGCCAACGGTCATGTAATAAGGCAGCGATGCTTTTACAAGCCGCCGTTTCGTTTCTATGTCGTAGTCCTGCCTGTAGCGCGGTGCCCGGAACTGTGTCGCCAGAATATCCAGTAGTTCATCCGATGCTTGGTCGATGCCGGTGTAAACCTTCGCATTGTCTGCAAAGTCCAGGACCAGGAGTACCAAATCATGCCATGCATCCGATACAGACTGCACCCATTGCTGTTCTGCAACGCTTTTCGGCAGCAAGTCAGTCAGCTGGGCATTGCGAAGATCAGTCATCTTCCAATCCTCCGTAAACAACATTGCAGGTGGTCAGCTTCGGAATCTCAGCGCTGCCCACCACAACGTCGGTCGGCGCAGTGATCTTTACCTTCTTTGCCCCGGCATTCTTGATTTGTGCAATCAGTTCCGCCGGGTCAATGTCTCTGCCCATGGTGCGTTGCCACACCTTGTAGGTTTCGATGGCTTCATTCACTGCATTCTGTACCGTGACTGCAATCTTGGACTTGCTTCGGGCAATGGTATAGGTCACGTCAATGCTGTACTCGATCTCAGTCGGGGCTTTGCAGTTCACATAGTCCGTCATGGGGCGGCGTGCATCATCGCGTAGATTTTCTTCCATGCTCTCACAGTCGCTTTTGCTCGGCAGGGTTCCATCCTGCAATGTAAAATAAATATCCACCACGCAAGGTGATGGACTTTCCACTGAAACATCTTTCACATCGTTCCGCCATGCCTTGGCGAAGTATTCATACGAATCCGGCGGACCGGCACAGCTGTATGTAGAGGGCACCAGATAGGTTCTCTCTGTCAGCGAATCGTCACTTTCAATGTCTGTGCCGCCGCTGCTGGCGGTAATATTCACTGCCGACGCAACATAGGGAATGGGGTCCACCAGCTGATTGATCTGCCCTTCCTCAATGCCAGACGATGCCGCGCCTTCCTCTGCGGCTTCTGCTTCCACGTCCGCATACTGCGAACCGGGCGCAATCTCCGCATAGTCCATCGTGGCAAAATAAATACCGTCCTGCGTTCTAACGCGGGTCTGCGCCGGAATGCCTACGGCACCGGGCTGTTTTGCATCCGCCAGAGTAAACCGGATCGTCACCTTTGCTTTTTCTGCCGGCCGCCGGGTCAGGCCGTAGTTTCCTGCCAGATCGTCCAGATCATCGTGCGCCGAATACTTCAGCAGCATCCGTTTCGGGCCAGCATCAACGTATTGCAGAATTTGATATCCAAGCAGCGTCATCGCTTTCAGCATCAGCGCCGGGACACTCGCGGGGTAAATAACCGGTGTCTGCCCGGTTGCATCCTGCATGGACCGGTTGAATCCGTTCTTCGTCAGTTCTTCGACCTCCTTCATGGTCAGGTTGTCGATGAAGCTGATATCCGGCAGGTCTTTAAGCTGGGCAATTTCAGACACTTCGCAGCACCACCTTCGGAATTAAGATTCCCTGCCCCTCTTTTGAAGTGTCCCATTCCACATGGACCACCTCAACGCGGGGTTCATACTTCTTTGTTTTGCGGACGATCTCTGCCGCCATCAGCGCTTTTGCGGCACTCATAGGCCGGTCTACGGCATCCATGGAAAGTCCGAAGTCCCGGTCAAGCCCCTGCTCTCCGGTTCTTGCAGAGTACAGCACTTTCAGGCATTCGCAGATATCCTCTGCGTCATCCATGTTGGATGATGCGAGTTCAATTTTTGCTTCTCCCAGTATCATGCGTATTCCTCAAATGATAAGTCGATCTTGCAGCGCACCAGCCGCCCACCGGATGTCACGCAATCCCACTTGTCGGAAGCGTCCGTCAGCTTGAACAGGCACATCCCGACCGGTTCATTTCCGATGATGAGGTAATCAACCGTGCCGTTCTGGGCCATTTGCTGGATCGTGGTCAACATTTCGCGGGGCTTCACTCCAAACTGGGCATCCAGCGTGACCGTAAACTTGTACGACATCAGCTTTTCCCCGGTCTTCTCACTTTTTGGCTTTCCGCCGGTGGTGTTGTGGGTCGCCCACTCACTGCCGGTGCTGCCCTGAATACCTTCCAGTGTGAACACTTTTTTGCTGTTCACGGAGAAAACCAGATTGCCGAAGCACCCAACCTGCATACTGTGCCCTCCTGCGATTTACGTCGGTTTTACTGTATCGCCCATGCCTGCGGTATGGAGCGGCAGCGTATACTTGTGCGTGTGGTTGACCAGACTGATCCCGCTGATTACCGCATCGCCACCGCCGCCGGTAATGTTGACCGTTCCGCCATCAATGGTGATGGTGGGTGCATTCATGCTGATCTGAGAACCACCCACGATCTGAACGGTGCCGCCCTGAATCGTGACGGTGCAGCTTCCCACTTTCACGGTCAGCTTTCCCTTCACTTCCAGTTCAGCATTTCCGTCAACGGTTTCCGTTTTGTTCTTCTTGGTTTCAGACTTCGTGTCGCCCTCATTGTGGAAGGTGGCTTTCTTTCCGTCATAACGGAAATAGCACTTTCCCGGTTCGTCATCGAAGTCCTGTCGGTAAAGGTTTTGGGCACCCTCCGGTGGCTTTTCATTTTCTCCCCAGACAGTGCCCATCACCACGCCTTCTTCTGATCCGTTGGAATTATGCGCCACCGCAACGACATCTCCAACCTTCGGCATCTTGTACCCGGCATTCGCCAGCATCGGAATCATGTCCGTCACGCTGTCTTCCCGGTCTTCGTACACGATTTCCATGCAGCCGGTTTCGTAGTTGATGTTTGACACCTTGCCGAAGCGGATCGTATCTGCCATCAGGTAACACCCCCAATGTCCTTTGCATCGACCCAACCGGTCACATTCTTCCCCACGGGCGTTTTACCGCAGCGGGAAGCAAGGTTCGTGATCCGGTATCGCCCTGCCACATTGATACCGTCATACAGGAAATACTTTCCGCTCACCTTGCGGACCGGCTTCTTGTCCACGCTGGTGTAGTAGAGCGGGGCATTGTTCAGCGTGATCTCCTTGCCGTTGGTTTCGTTCTCGTCTTCCTCGGCTCCGGGGATTTTGCTGCATTCAAAGGACTGATCCATTCCTCCGCCCCTGCTATAGTCCGGCGATACCTTGTCGATGAAGTATTTACCGGACAGCTTTCCATATCCTGTAATCTTGATGGTCTGGCTCTCGCACAGTTCGATTTGCGCCAAAGCCAGTTTGAACTTGATTTTCGTTGCGCCGTGATTCGCATTGTCCATCGCGGCTTGCAGGCGGCGTTCTGCATCGGCAGGGCTGGACGCATATTTGGATATGCGTTTTGTTCTGCCGCTCTTGCCGATCTCCGCCCTGATTTTGATTTTCTTGGTCTGGTTGGAATACTCCCAGATACCATGCGTATAGGTCCCATCGAACCCATCACTAAAACTGAACGACCCCGGCACGATGTCCGCCCGGTCAATGGTCGCTACCGTCTTTTTCTGCTTGTAAGCTTCTCGGTCATAAATCCACAGCTTCTTTGAGTACGCTTTCAGGATCAGGCCGTAGTCTTTGCAAAGTTCGTTCAGAAAAGCACTGTCCGTTGCCTTCTGCTCTCGCTTTACGATTTCTGCGTCCTTCCCATCAAACCCCAGTTCAAGCGAGTACCGCCCGGCAATCGTCTGAGCAATTTTCTTGACGCTGGTGTTTTTCCAGATATATTCCCGGTCTTCCTCCGAAAAATCGGTATCGTTTGGTTTCGCCGTGGCGCTGATGGTCATGGTGCAAGGGGCATCACTGTAGCTGATATCGTCCACCGTCATAACACCGCCGTTCATCTGCCCTTCCTGTCCTTCATCGGGCCAGTTGTGGGTAAAGAATGTTACATCCAGTGTTGAGCCTTTCGTGGGCATCCACTTATTCAGCCATTTGTCTTCCATCGCATTGATGGTCACACTCACGCTGTTGCTGTTATCTGCCGCATTGCCTTCGTAGGAAATGCTTTCGATATCCGCCGAGATATCCTCTGTGATGTCCTGTTCGTCATAGATCAGCTTTACGCTTGCGCTTCTCGGTTCCATCAGCTCACCTTCCACGGCGGCAGGCTGCCGCTCTGTTCCTCCGTAAGCACCGGAGTTTTCAAAAGGACCCCGGAATCAAATCGAAAAGTTCCAACCTGTTCCGGGTTTGCCTGCATCAGGATATCGGCGCAGTATTCATCGCCGTAAACTTTCTTGGCGATCACGTCAAACGTGTCACCGCTCACCGTTGTGTACGGCACTGTCCGTCACCTCACCTGCTGTATGCCACCTTGTTATGTTTTCTGAAATACTGATCCAAGAACTGCTCGAACAGCTTGAACAGCTCCTTCGTCTTGCGGGTCACTTCCGCCGGGTCAGCATCACCGGAAATTGTGATGTTCGGCGAGAACACGATCTGCGGCATACTGCCGTCATTGTCCTGCACGCCCAGCATTTGGCCTGCCATGCGCCAGATATCAATGTTCTGCTGCCGTACACCACGCTGGAAGGAAATAACCGCTTCGGTTCCAGCTTCACCCGCAATAGATGGCCCGTTGGTAAAGCCGCCCTGTGCAAACTGTGGCATGGCGACTTCGGACAAGTTAAAGCCGAAGGTCTTGCCGCCAATGCCGGGCACCCAGTCCGGGGCTGTCACCGAAATTTTATTCAGTGCGCCGATGATGCCGTTGACGACCTTGATCGTCACCGAAACGATGCTCTGGATCAGGCTGATAATTCCCATGATGACCGGTTCTACGATGGGCAGCAGCGTTTGCACGATGCCGACCACGACTTTCACTGCATTCACCAGCGTTGTGCCGACCAACGACACCACCGATGCCAGCAGCGGGATCAGTGCAGGAAGTGCCTGCGTCGTCATGAAGTTAAAGACTTCCAGAATCAGCGGTTTCAGGTAGTTCACGCCCAAGTCTACCAGCTGACCTACAATGCCAGCCACCGACTGGATCAGCGGGATAAACATTCCGAAGGCGTTGCCTGCGCCCTCGCCAAATGTCTGCGTGATAAAATCTTTGATGCCTGCCAGTCCTTCCGGTGAAAGCGCCTGCTGAATCGTAGCGCCGACGTTCTGCACTGCGCCAACAAAGCCATCAAAAACCGCAACGCCCTGTTCGCCGAAGGTGTTCTGCACAAGTCCCCGGATGTCGTCCAGATGATCGCCCAGAATGCTGAACAGCGCAATGGCGGTGCCGATTGCTGTTGTAAACTGGCCCATTGGACTTAGAAAAATCTTCCCTGCCAGTTGAAGCGGTTTTGTTGCCACGTTTAGCATCCCAAGCGAATTGAGACCGCCTTTTCCGAAAACCGAACTTAGCCCTGCGCCCGCAACTTTCAGCAGACTGCCCGAATTGTTAATTTCATTCCACATGGATTTTTTTGCATTTCCGGGAATGTTTTTAACATTATGCGCCCATCCAAAGAGTGGCAGCGACTTTATAAGCCCAGGATTTGCACGAATATCCTTCACGCTATCCAGAGCAGACCCGCTAAAGCTCATTGCCTTTCCAAGCAACTTTGATCCGCTACCTTTTGTCTTTCCAATGATAGACGGCAAGATTCCAGCCAGTCCCTTCATACCTGTTTCGATTTTCGGCGCGGCGATCATTCCGCCCCATGCAGCAGCCACCGCCGAAGCGACACCCGCCACCTGCGGCCCATTTTGAGACAGATACTTGAACAGTGCTTCTATTTTCGGCATGATTTTGTCAATGCCTGCCAGCACCGTGTCCATCAGACCATCTATTTTTGGCATGGCGTCCGATAAAAAATCTTTCGCGTAGGGCAACAGTTTCATGCCGACCTGCTGCGCAAAGACAGATACCTTGTTGGAAGCAATGCCAAACATATCATTCCAGTTGTTTATGCTGGTCATAAACGCTCGGTCTGTTGCTCCGTCCGCATCCTGCAATTCCGAAAGTTTCTGCTCGTACACATCCATGGTGTTCAGGATGCCTTGTGCAGCTTTCAGATCACGCATGGAGAATAGGGCAGCAAACTTCGTTGCGTCACCGCCTGCATACTGCCCCAGTTTCTTAATAGTTCCGCCCAATCCTTCCTGCTGAACCATCGCATAGGCTGACTTGTAGCCCAGACTTTCCACGGCCTTTGACAGTGCCGTAGACGGTTTCAGCATCTTTGTGTACAGGGTGTTCAGAGCTGTACCCACGGTATCGGTATTGCCGATAACACCGGTCAAGGTTGCGAATCCGGCATACAATTCCTCTTGTGAAACGTGAAGGGCAGCGGCGGAGCCAGACGCTTTCTGGATTCCGTTTGCCAGTTCCGGCATGGTTGTTTGTCCAAGTCGGATCGTTTCAAAGGACAGATCGGAAACGTGGGTGACAGCCCGCGCAGAGGTGTCCCCGTATGCCTTCGTAACGGCAGCCAGTGCGTTCACTGTGTCCACGGTTTCCGCCTGACCTGCAATTGCCGCCTTCGTTGCGGTTTCCAGAATGCTTGCCGTATCGGCTGTGTCCTGAAACGCAGAAATGACCTGATAGGAACCAGCAGCGATTTCGGTCGATACCCTGCCCGTTACGCGGGAAATGTTCATCACATCCTGCGTAAGTTCCGCCGTGCGGGCTTGCGTTTCGTCTGCTGTGCCGGTCAACAGCGTTCTGGTCTGCGCCATTGCCTTTTCCACGTCCGCCGCCTGTTTCCCGCAGGTAGCAGCCACACCCACCACAGCCGCCGTCACGCCAACCAGCGCAGCGGCGGAAGTTTTCGCAAAGGTGCTCACACTCCGCGCCAGCCCCGAAGTCTGATTTTGTGCAGTTTTGATTGCCGCCGTCAGCGAGTTATCGACTTTACCCGCAATGCGGATGCTCAGTTCTAGCGCGTTGCTTTTTGCCATTGCTCTTGCATCTCCTGTATGTCTTTGCAGGTTTCAAGAAATTCCGTGACCGGCATTCCCATAAAGAAGTCAATGCCCGTGTGTGTTGCGCTGGCTGCTGCAACGGCAAGTTTACGCAGCGATTTCGCGCTGGCGTTTACTCGAAAAAACTTGCAGCGTTCACCGCACCGCGAACTTTCACCGCTTCATGCAGCGGCAGGCCCGTGAAAAACTCCATCGGCTTGCCAGTCGCGCGCGCCGCCAGAGCGCAGGAGTAGGCAAAGAAGTTCTTCATATTCACGGAGTAGATGCCGGTTTTCAGCACTTCGTTTTCCGCTTTGGAAACATCAATGCTGGTCAGTTCTTCTACACCGGACAGGTCGATCTCACTTACGGTTTCACCCTTGAAACCGTAAGGCTTATCCAGAACGACTACGCCATTCTTTGCCTGATCTTTCACGGCAAAGGCTTCTTGAACCGCCGTGCGCACTTTGGAACACATGGCGATGGGCATAGCGTTGAAGAACTCCACCGGCTTGCCGGATGCACGGGCGGCCACCTCGTCCAGAAATGCCTGCGATGCTTCCGGCGCATACAAGATGACCTGATCTTCGCCGTTGCCGATGACTTCTTTCTGTGCATCAATGGCATCCTGCATGGTCAGGCCGTCCAGCCCGGACAGGTCGATGCTGGCATATTCTTCATCTTCAAAGACATACGGCTTTTTCAGTTCAATCACGTTTTCCATTTCGGGTTATCCTTTCTTTTCAAAAAATCAGCCACCCCGAAAATTTCAGGGTGGCCGTTCATCAGGTCATAAGTTTCAGGTCTGCCAGCATATCAACGCCATTTACGCGGTAAATGTCGTTGAGTTTGTCCACAGCGATCAGTTCTTCACCGCCACACTCCATCTTGTAGCGCGTGGTTTCAATGGTCACGCTTGCTTCCATCTGGCTGCCCGCTTCCAGCGAACCGCCCTTGAAGCCCTTGACCATGCCGCCTTCCACAATGCGCATCTGGCGCGTTGCGTAACCGCCGGAACGAAGTGCTACCTGCTGTGCACCGCGATAGGTCAGGTTCACATTCATGCCCTGCTGCAACAGGTATGCCATATCGTTGTCCAGAAGGGCAAGCGGGATTTCATGCTCCGTTGCTTCCCACTGGCCCGGCGTCGGGCTATCGATCTCGCCGCTCACGCCAGCGCCGGACATGGTGCTGGTCTTCATCTTGAACTCGGGCGTATCAACCTTGTTGGTCACGCCGATCTTGCGGCCGTTGGAGTATACATTGAACTTTGCGATTTTATCAGGAACGTAAAGGCTGCTCATAGTTTTCCCTCCTTCCTTATGCCGTCATTGCTTCGGTGATGGCGTTGATATCAAACTCCGTGATGGATTCGATATCCTCTGCGGGCAGGTACATTGCCAGATACTTGTGGAAGTACAGCTTGCCATCGGCAAGGGTCTGGTCGGTGTTCTCACTTGCAAGGAACATCATTTCATACCGGGCGCAAATCTCAGCGGAAATGTAGCTGGCACCGATGGTGTTCTGCTGGTCGATCACCGCTTCGCGCAGACGGGGATTGGCACGCATATCCACATTGCCAAAGTTCGTGAGGATGAAGTTGTTGTCATCATAGCTCATGAACCGCCGGGCAGAAATGAACCGGTCTTTCGGGTCTGTGTTGTTCGGATAGGCGACCGTGTTATTGCCCCACAGCCTGAACCCGTTGAAGTTCAGGAAGGTGACGATGCCATTGCCGTTCACCTCGTTTGCCTGATCCAGATCCAGCAGGATTTCCTTGCCGTCCTCCGTGCAGATCGACGTTGCGGTAACTGCAATGTTGGACTGCGGCGGCATGGGAATGCCGTCGTTCTCCGCATCCTGCCGGGCAATGTATGCCGCAGCAAATGCGGTCGGGCTGTACAGCACCTCGCCAACCTTCGGGCAGCCCCAAACAGCTGCACAGTTGGGCGAAGTAAGTGCCTGCTTCGTCTTCTGGGTCCGCACATCGGAATACTTCTGTGCGCCGGTGGCAGAACTGTCCAGATCGACCCAGCAGAACAGCCGCCAAATGCCGTTGAGCATCGTGGTCTTCGCCTGCATGATAGCCGCACAGGTCGGGTCCTTGCTGAACCAAGGAGCGATCAGGTTGCCCGGCACAATGCCCAGCTTGGGGAAAATCTGGCGCAGGCATTCCATGCCGGTTTCCTTGCCCGCTGCGTCCACACTGCCGATGATGTCAGCGCCCGTCACCTTTTCCGGGGCAATGCGCTTACCGGAAACCGTAACCTGCGACTTGCCCGCGCCCTTGCCGGACGGCAGGATCACCAGCGTAACCGTGCCGTCATCGTTGAATGCGGCGGTGTAGTCGGTGCCGCTTTTCAGCGCCACATCATCAGCCTTGACCACCAGCTTGTCCAGCAGCAGGCCGATGGTATCAAGCTGAACGGAACCACTGTTCACCTGAAAAGAGCGTTCCACAACATCGGCAGTGTGCGCCGTTTTGGTGGGGTCCAAAACGTTGATTACGATTACAGGGGACACATTCACGATCTGGAAGGATGCAGACAGAGCGCCGCAGATCGTGTAGCTTTTGAAGTCGCTGCTATAGCCAACAAGGCTTTTAGCTTCTGCCATCGTGTGGCACAGCAGCGGCACGTTGGATGCATTGTAAGGATCATCCGCCAAATTGACCGGAGCCACGCCCACAACCACCTGAACGCCAGCATCGCTTTCCAGTGGTGCCTTGACGCTGGACGGAACTTCGCTTACATATACGCCATGACGATATGCCATCGTTTATCCTCCTTATAGCTCTGCTTTGAGCTGCTCATAAATGACCCGCTCTGCTGTCTTGGGCCGACCCTGAACTTCGGGCTGTTCCATCCGCGCACGGGTTTCCGCCACCTTGTCGTAAGGAACGATAAGGCTTTCTGCCATCGGGTGCTGCTCAATAAACCTCTTCATGGATTCAGGCAGTTCCCCGCTGAAACTTGTGTACTGCCGTGCCACGCCACGGACGGAAGGTCCGCAGTATACACGGGTTCTTGCTTCGTTTTTCATACCATATCCTCTATCTCCGGGTCTGTTGCCGGGTCTGCATTCGGGACTGTGCAGGTCATTTGCACAGCGCCAAAGTAGTACGGGTGATAGTCGTCCTTCGACATCTGTGCATGGATTTTTCCCTGCACAGTACACGCTCTACCAAACCTCGGCACCGCCCGGAATCCTTTCATGATATCCGTTGCAATATTCAGGACATCCCGGTAGCCCTGCCGTTTCAGTCCAGTGTCATACGCACAAATATACATCGTCACTTCGACTTCCATCGGTGTGTCGCCTTCCGGCGAATCCATATCACCAATTTCTGTGATGATGTAGGGCGCAAATGCCGCCGGGGTATCAACGGCATCGTCACGTTCTGTGTCGATGGGCAGGTCTTGTTCAAAGAAATTCAGTTCCTTTGCCCCGCCGGGTCCGCAGTACGTTTTTCCCTTGAAGAGTTTTTGGAGCGTCTGGCTCAATGCAATCTGCATCATGTACGGGGTCATAGCAAGCATTTCTTCTGCCATTACCTCGCCCCCTTCTTCGCTGCCGCTCTGGCAAGCGTTTTCTGAATCGACGCTTCAAGTTTCTTCTCCAAGGTGTCCTGCACATCCGGTTCCACCTGTTCCCAGATCACATGGTGCATAGCCGCTGCCGAAGGGCTTCCCATGGTTTGCAGCGTTTCCACGTTGCCGTCTTTGTTCCGCCAGCGCGGCGCACCGGATTTCTTTGTGACTGTGTTATGGCTGCTGGAACCGATGACGCGTTGCACCATGCCAACGTGCCCGCTGGCAAACTCCACCAGAAAACCTTTACTCAGGTTTCCCTTTCCGGTCAGCCGTTTCATACTGCCGGATTTCAGAACTTTCGCTCTAAAATGTGCCGGGGCATTCGCCACATCCTGTCCGACATACGGTCTTGACGGGATAGTTTTGAAATAACCCAGATCATTTTTCATGGCGTCTTTTTGCCCCGGTCCGCCAATGTGCAGTTCTGCGCCTAGATCAGACACCCGCGCCTTCTTCCTGATTTTCAAATCATTCAGGTGGCGGCGGCCGGCGCTATTTACTGCATACCGCGCTTTCGCTTCCCGGATCATCACCTTGCGGGCATCCTTTGCGGTTTCATTGACCGCGTTTCGGATAACCAAAGGCGCTTTCTTTCCAAGGCCACCCAGAGCGTTTGCAACGTCCTTTTCGCCGATCAACTCAATCGTGAGGTTGTCGGCATTGTACCGTGTGTAGCTCATTGCCTTCTCCGGTCTATGGTTATCACATAAAGTCCCTGCTGCTCGTCAAAATTCTGGATCGTCAAGTCTGCACCGTCAACCTGAATGGGATTTCCGATTTTCGGTTTCTTGCCGAAGTCCTCTGCCTTGACATACAGCTTTTTGCTTGTAGTGTAAATCTGCGTACCGAAGCTCTGACGGACGCCCCCCTCCCAATGTCCGCCTGTTTCTTTCAGCGTATCATTGGAAATCACGGCTTTTATTTTCTGCCCATTGATGGTGTGTTCTTCTGCGAAGATATCATCATCCAAAAAAACAGCGTCAATGTCTTCTGTAAGCAGTTTTTTGAAGTTGGACATTTTCTTTCCTCAAAAAGATGCTCCCCGCCGGGACCGGCAGGGAGCGGTTTTCTTACTCGCCAGCTTCGCAGACGGTAGCCACCAGCCAGCTGTCCACCTTGTCAGGAATGGGCAGCGGGTGGCTCTGGACTTCCAGCATACGGCGGTCGGGGTGATGTTCCACATAAGAGCGCAGCAGGCGGGCGGTCTGAGCACTGACCCACTGCTGGGAAGCATCGTCCAGATAAGTACACAGACCATAGCCCATCAGGAAGTTGGGTGCATGGTTGATAAGGACGATCTTGTTCTCGTTCACCAGCGGCTTCGTGGCCGGTTTCTCCGGGTCAGTCCAGTCATCCAGATAGTGCTCATTGTAGCAGTAGATATCCAGAGAGGGATCGTTCAGGTGACCGTAGTAGGTCAGACCGTTGGGCAGTTCCTTCACGTTGATAACGCCAAAGCCGTAGTTCTTGGTGTCCAGGCGGCTGCGGATATCCAGATCATCCAGAAACAGGTTCAGCGCCTTCCAGCCCATGATGCACATATCCACGTTGGCGAAACCGTTGACGGAAACCTTGCGTTTCCACTCCCGCAGGTTTTTCACGATTTCCGCCTTGTCCTTGCCCCACATCTTGTCACCGGCCAGCGCCGCCGTGTTGGAGAAGCCGAAGTCGATGATCTCATTTACGCCATCACCGACAACAGGAATCTGGCCGGTCATGATGGCCTGTGCGCACATCCACTCTTCGCGGCGGATCACAGAATCATTCAGGCGATTGTATTCCTCGATCTGCTTCTGTGCCGCACGCTGGGCAGGGGTCATGCCGCTGTACATTTCCTCGCCGGGCAGACGGTTCAGCAGCTGGTCGGCGGTGGTGATGTCATAGGGGTTGATAAGGGGCGGCTTATAGGACAGGGTTTCATAGCCGGTAGACGGCAGGACCTTACCGCCCTTGCGGGGATGCACAAAGGCTGCCATGCGGCGGTCGCCCTTCACCAGATCAAAGTCAATGCGCTCCGCCGGGGAAATGCGCACATTGGAAAACAAGCTGCGGAAAAAGGTGTAGACCGGCGGTGCCTGACGCACGACCTCGGCCAGATATCGCGGGGTGTAAATGTTTACTTCGTTTGCCATGTTCTTTATCCTCCTTTCCTCACTTCAGGAAAATGCCGATGTTGCGGAGCGCCACTTCCAGAGAAGCAGCAGTCACACCGGTTTCCAGTGCCAGCCGGTCAGCGAAAAATTCACCGGTCAGATAGATTACTGCGTTCTCGCCGGACTTGAAGTCTTCGGTGCTGATGCCGTACAGACCGGTCACGCCGTCAGCCTTTGCCACCGGCGCTACCTTGCCTGCGCTGTTCAGCTTGACAGGTGCGCCCGCTTTCAGGTCTGCGGCTGCCGCCTTGACTGCCGTAGTAATGCGGATATCAGTGCCCGCCAGCAAATACTCCGGCGAACAGGAAAACTTTTCAGGTGCCAGGTTCATACTCATAGCTTTTTCTCCTTACTGCTGCTTCTGCTTGCCGATGGAGCGCAGGGCGTTCATGTAAACATCTTCCTGAGGATCACCAGTGCTGCCGGTCACATCGTTTGCGCCGCTGGCCTTGGCATCATCGTGAAGACCTTTGGCCTGATCCTGTGCCTTCTTGCGGGCAAACTTGGCAACTTCCTTCGCATACGCGGTGGCATCCATGGGATGCTCACCATACAGGGCATCCTGCATGACCTGTTCCATGCCGGGCAGCGTCATATCCTGAATGTCCTTGATGCGGGCACGCTCACGGGTGATTGCGTCCATGGCAGCACTCTGTCTGACCTCGTTGACCATGACAGGGTACGCCTTTTCCAGATCGTTCTTGTCCTTGATATCCATGGTTTCTTCCTCCTGTGTTCCGGGCGTTCCCGGATTTTCTGCATTAGAAAAGCCGCCGGGTGCTTTTGCGCCCATGCGGCTTTTAACAAAATCAGGGGCCTTATCGAACAGCAGTCCCATACCAATGCTGTTGACGAACAGCTGGCCGTTCCGGTTCTCCACCACGGCATCCTCGTCTTCGCTGTCCACTTCATCGACAAAGCCGTTTTCTTTGGCTTCGCTGGCTGTCCACCAGCTCGTTTCATCCATCCACTTCCCGCACTCGTCCACTGTCTTTCCGGTCTTCTTAGCGTACAGCGCAACAATATTGTCCCGGATGGTGTCCAGCGCTTTCAGGCAGTTCCGCATATCTGCGGCTGTCAGGAAGTCACAAATGCCCATGCTCGGCGGATGAACCATATAGCTGCCGTCTGCGGCAGAAACAACCTTGTCTGCATGGCAGGCAATGATGGTGGCTGCGCTTGCGCACAGACCGTCGATGTGAACGGTAACAGTAGCGCTGTTGCGTTCCAGCATATTGCCAATGGCTTGTGCGGCGAATACATCGCCACCCCCAGAGTTCACATAGACTGTGATCTCTTTTACATTGCCCAGATTGGCAAGGTCTTCTGCAAACTGCTTCGGGGTGACGGCATCGCCCCACCAGCTTTTTTCTGCGATATCGCCGTAAAGCAGAAGTTCCGCTTTCTGGTCATCATCGGCCAGATTGCGGAACTTCCAGAAGTGCTTATTTACGGTTTTGGTCGGCGGTGTTTCCGCCTGATTCACGATTCGGAACATTTCCTTCTTTCGCAATATCGTCCACCTCCTTTTTCATCTTTGCTTCAATGACCCGCTGGCGAATGTTCATCGCATAGCTTCCGCCGTTCATTGTCGCGGTTTCCTGATCTGCTGTCGAGAAACCGGCATCCACACGCTTCACAGCTGCATCCACTTCCTGCACCGGGTTCAGGTTGGTTCTCGCCGGACCGTTCCAAGTACAGGACGTGTATGCTTTTCGGATTGCCGGGTCATCAAAAAATCCCGGTGCAGAAACGCGGCCGCTGGCAACGGCTTCTGTCAGCCATTCTTCATAGATTGGCTGGCAGAAATCATCCACGAACCATGAGCGCATCATATCGCAGGTGCGCCAGAACTCGTTCAGGGCACCACGCGCTGCACTGTAACTTGCGGTAAATTGCTTCATCAGCACTTCGCTTGGGATTTCCAGCGCTGCCGCAATCTGTTTGATGATAGCGGCGGAGAAATTATCAAAGCCCGTGTTCGGGTGCTTTGGGTCTGCAAATTCCACCTTCTCTCCCTCGTTCAGGTCGATGATTGCGCCAGACCCCAGTTCAATGGTGCCCCGATCCGCCGCGTCGATTTGCTGGTTCGGCGGGATCACCTCACCCAGCGGACGGCCAATGGATGGGTTGTCTTTCGTGATAAACACGGTGAACATCGCGCTGATGACCGCCGCTGTGATTTCGGCATCCGTATACCTTCCAAGCTGTTTCAGCGCTTCCAGTACCGGTGCCAGCAGCGGCACGCCGCGCCGCTGCCCGGAGCGTTCCCGGTTCATGATGTGCAGGATATTCCTTCGCCCTGTGGTCGCACCGTATGCTTCCACCCTCTGCCACTTTAACGGCTCCGGTAAGGCGTACAGGCTTGACAGCGGATGCTGGTTACAAATCCAGTAGGCGATCACCATGCCGTTACTATCCGTTTCCACGCCCTGCACAATGCTTTCTACCGCCTTATCGTCTATGTTGCAGGGAAACAGCCGGTCTTCCTGATCCGGGCTGCACACCCGGTCAGCTTCGATCAGCTGCACACGCAGGTCATACGGTTGCCCCACGCTCTCCCGCATTGGCAACACGGCGAAGGCATCACCGTTCATCATGTAGGCAAGGAAGGCAAGCTGCTGTAGCTTGTAGAAGTTATCCATCCGGTCAGCATCGCAAAGCGGGCTGTCTGCCCACAGCGAAAATTCCCGGATGATCTGCATCTGCAAATCGTTTGCCTGTTCCGGGGTCATCCCCAGAAAGTCCGCGTCGATTTGCGGCGATGGGGTCAAGCCGCCAGCCACAACATTTGTTCGCAGAGTTTTAAGTGCGCCGGTAGCAATGGGCACGCCCATATAAGCATCGCGGCTTCTTTCGCGCAGTGTTTTAAGGTTATCTTCGATATCCTCTTTCGCGCTGCCGCCAGCGAACTGCCAGCCGCGCATAGATTTTTTGGTCGTGGATGCGCCGTAGTTGCCATAGCCAGAATTGATAAAGTGCAGGCTTTCCCGCGCTACCGCCCGGCGCAGGGCGTGTTCCGGGGCAACGGCGGCGATTGCACGATCCATGAGGTTCATCTTACCCATGCCGTCCTCCGTCAAATATCACGCGCCACAAACCGGTACATCCGGTTTCTTCCGGCCGTTGCTGCCGTTTCCAACTCTTTTACCTTGTTGTTCCAAAATTCGATCTCACCGCGTACAGTGTAAAGGTCGGCACGGGTCAGGCGGCGGTCTCCGATGGAATAGCCCTGCCCGCTGGCAATTTTTTCTTCGGCTTCCATCCAGGTTTGCAGCTTGGCTTCTGCCTGCTCCAATGTGATTCCAGCCATTTATCCAATACCTCCCGATACGATTCTTCGTCCCGCCGGATGCTGTACCACCGGCATTTCCGTTTCTGCATCCGGGTCTTCCAGCACAGGGTTTGCGATTTCCAGCGCTGCCAGCGCATAGTCCCGACAGTCCAGTGGTTCATTGCGGTGGTAGTTCGGGTCTTTCAGTTCCCATGCTGTCGTGGGTCTGCCCTTCTTCCAGCGCACGACCTGCTTCTCTGCCGTTAAGCCTTTGAAGTAGGTTTCGTCATATCCTGCCGCTTCATCCAGCGGGAAATGACAGTAGTTCGGGCCGGGTGTCTGTACATTTAAGCGCTGGTACACCATGGTCTTGCCGTTATCAACGCCGATGGTATACAGTGGCACGCCCACGCGATTGCTGGTTGACGGCTTCGACACAAACACCGTTTCCACGCCGCCGCGTCCCTTGATGGCATAAAGGTGCCGCTGCCAGCGTTCCAGACAGAAGCGGTAAACCGCATCCGTGTGGTGTCCGCCGGTGTCCATTGCTGCCGCAAGAATATTCATCACCGCTCCGTCTTCTCTGCGCCAGCGGGTTTGTAGGAACTTGTCAAGGTCTTCCCAAATCTGAGGTTTAAGTGGGTCGCCATATATCTTCTGATATCGAATGCCCCAGCTTTCCTTTCCAACTCCCCAGCCCACAAGTTCCAGCTCGAAACGATCATCCTGAACGTCGATGCCGCAGGTCAGCACCAGCACGCCAGCCGGTACAGTTGCCGGGTACATTTCGCGGCGGCTGTACAGCGCCATATCGTCCGCACTCTCGCCACGCTCTTCCCATGTTTCCCCAAGTTTGGTGTTGACCCATGCCTTCATCAGTTCAGGGTTGCCATGATCCAGTGCTTCTTTCGCTGAAAGAAATTCCGTGACGATGCCAGACCATGCGCAGAATGACGATGCTAGAACGTTCAGGTGAAATCCGCGCACCTCCCGTTCCGGGTGCAGCGCAACGTATCTTCCCTTCCTGCCCTGTGCTTTCCAGCGATATTCACCAGCAATGCAGCCGCAGTATTCGCACCGGTACTGCACGCCACCGTGTGGCCAGTTTTCCCGGTCGAAAACCACATTTGCCCAGACCAACGGTTGATACTCTCCGCATTCCGGGCACGGCACCGTCCACTCTTCCATCGTGCTTTCCAGCCAGGCTTTTTCAATCCTGCTGGTGCCCTTGATGGTTGGCGTGGAGACAAGCACCGTTTTCTTGTCCCAGTATGTTGTCTGGCGGGTTCTTGCCAGTGTCAGCGGGTCGCCCTCGGTGCCAGCCGATGCCGGATATCGGTCCACCTCGTCTGCCAGAACAAACTTGATTGGTCGGGATGCAAGCCCCGCCGGGCTGTTCGCTCCAACGATTGTGACGTGTCCACCCGGAAACGCCTTCTGCATGATCGTATTCCCGGAGAAGCGACTTTTGGCGTCAACCTTCCTGCGCAGTTCCGGGGTGTCGCGGATCATCGGTGCCAATCGGTCTTTGGAAAATGTCTGTCCCATTTCCACCGTTGGCTGCATTACCAGCGTCGGTGCCGGTGTGTAGTCAATCGCATATCCCAGTGTGTTCAGGATGATTTCCGTCTTCCCAATCTGGGATGATGTCTTGACCACAACCATGCGGATATGCGGATCGCCAATGGCATCCATCACGGCACGCTGATACGGCGCATTGTCCGTGTGCCACCGCCCCGTTCCTGCGCTGGCTTCTGGGGACATTCTCCTGTATTTATCCGCCCACTCGCTGACCGTCAGCTTCGGCGGCGGTTTCAGTTTCAGCAGCACCCGGGCAAAGAGTTCCTTCACTTCCGGGGCTACCTCTACAGTCTTCCTTTTCTTTGTCATGGTTCACGCACCTTGGCAGCGGGCAATACACCTGCTGCTCATTCAGTTCGTACCCCCATTCACAGCCAGCGCACGGGTTTTTATCCCGTGTCTTTTTCTTCCGCTTCTTCATTTGCCCCGTCCTCCGGTTCTGCCAGCGCTTCTTCAGCGTGGCTCAGAGTTTCCAGAGTTTCTTCCAACTCCGCTTGGATCAGGTCTTGCACCTGCTGTTCATCGCCTTCCAGCGCTACAACGGCGGGTGCCAGTTTTTGCGGCAGTGCCAGAATGCGGGATCGAAAGTTCATCATCATAGCGGAGTAAGCTTTTTCTACATCGCCCACTTCCAGAAGTTCAGCCTTCCTTACCCGGTTTTCTGTTTCTGCTGCAATTCTTTTTTCTTTGGTTAGCTTGGCTCTTTCATCGTTCAGGTCAGCTTTGCTCCCTGCGCCAATGTACTTGATATAGCGTGTCATGGTGTCCACCAGGTCATACAGCCCCGGTCTTTTTTCTCGGATCACGCCTTCGTCCCTCAACTGCCGCACACGGCGTTCGGTGAGGTTCAGGTGTTGCGCCACAACCTTACTTGTGTAAAGGGTCATTGTCTGCATCCTCTTCCGTTTCATCCGGCACATCGAATGCGCCAATTGCGCGGGCCTTTGCAAATTCTATCCGCTCACGTTCCAGCTTCATGCGGTCTTTGGTTTCTTCTGCCTGCTGTAGCTTTCCGATGATCGTTGCAATTCTGCCCTCCACCTTGTTCAAGGCTTCCTGCAAATGCATCTTTCTGGTGAATGCGCTCTCCTTTGAGTACATTCCCATATTCTGATTTGCGCCGTCCTGTTTTGTGCCGTTCACTTTTCCCGGCACTCGCATATCAAGCAGCGTGCTGATGTAAAGTTCATCCTGATCTGCACTTTCCAGCACAGTAATCTGGCTGAGGATTCTTTTTTCCTGAACTTTCAGAATGCCCAGTTCTTCCTGGAGTGCTTTAACGGCAGTCTTCGGTGTCTTGTCCATGATGAACTTTTCATCATCCGTCAACTGATCGAAGAACACCGCCGCGTAGCCACCGTGCTTCTGGGCATTCTTGTTTCTTGGTGGCGCACCGCCGCCTGGGTTTCCCTCTGCATTCTGGTTTCCGGGCTGACCGCCGCGTTTCTTTTTCGGCGGAATTTCCAGCTCGTCCCACTTTTCTTTGGACTTCCACCGGCGCACCGTATCATAGTTCACGCCGATATCTTCTGCCAACGCCGCAAGATTCACCGCGCCGTCTTCTCGCATACGGCGTAGGTATTCTTCGCGGGCGGCATCTTTCTTGTCGCTCCGCCTGGGCATTGTGCATCCTCCAACAAAAAATGCCCCACCGGGCGCATCCGGCAGAGCATTATATTTGCGGGTCGCTTACGAGTTGTAAGCAACTCGGTATAACAAAAGCCCCACGGCATCGCTGCCGCCGGGCTTTGTCAAAAATCCACTGTACCAATTATAGCAGAAAATCAGTATCATGGAGTATCATCTTTTGCCTTCCTGCCTTTTTTTGACCCCCGTGGAACTTTTTTCCGGGGGTCTGCCGGAAATGGAAAATTTGCATTAAAATCTAGCGAACTTTTGCGCTGTTGGACCCGCTAATTAGCGCGGGCGCGCTCGCAGTACCTCGCGCCCGCGCGGGGCGGCCTCGTCGGTCTGGCGGTAGGCGGGCGGCTGTGCTGTGTGCCAGGTCAGGAGAGCAGGCAGGGCGGGCGGGTACCTGCTTCCGGTGTGGATCAGGGCGGCGGCGTGGTCTGCTGTGCTATGGATCAGGCAGGCGGGCGGCGTGATCCGGTGCAGTCTGTGCAGCAGATCAGCAACCAGCGCGGCGGATCAGCGCGGGCGCTGGTGCCCGATGTGCTGCGGATCAGGCAGGGCGGCGGGTGTGGAGCAGGTGAAAAAAGAAGCAGGCAGGGCGCGCCGGGTGCGGCGTTGTCCTGCCTGCTTTGCTGTGTGCTGCTGCAATCTTCCCGCCCCGGCACCATTTCACGGAACGCCGCCGGGGTACTGTTTCACGCTTTCCCGGGGCGGTACTTTGCGCCGCGCCGGAGGGGTCAGACCTCCACTTTACCGGGTAGTGCTCTATGTGTAGGGCTAGAACTTAGTGAGCTATAGCCTCCCCAGTAACCCCCTATAGTCCCCCTTCTTCCCCGGATTCCGCCGGGGCGAATCCATCGCGGGCCATTCTTTCGGCGCAAGCCTGCAAAATATAGGCCTGCACGCTTTGCCCAGCGGCAGCAGCTGCGGCGCGGATTTCTCCGCCGCGATCTTTCGGCGGGCGAATCTGGATTGAATCGCATTTTGCAATATATCGGCTATTTGTGATTTTCTTTTTCTCTGAAATTGGCATTATATCATCCCTTTCGCGCGCGTTTATTATATTATAGCAAATCAGCCTGCATTCCGCCATGCAAAAATGCACAAGCATTCCGTCATGTTTTTGTGCAAAAAGTAGATTGCATTCCGTCATGCTTGACAATGGCATTCCGTCATGCTAAGATAATGCCACAGCAAGCGCCACGGCAGACAGCTGGACGCAAGCCGAACAAAACCAACGATTGCAGGAGGATTTTATCATGCGTAAGCTCAACAAAATTATCACCACCGCCGCAATGGTCGCCGCCATTCTGGCAGGCTCCGCCCCGAAAGCCGCCGCGACCGGCTGCCCCTACACTGTCGGCCCCCTGGGCCGTTACATCGCCCCGGCCATTGTGCAGGGCATGACCGCCACCGATGACGGCGCGGTTGAAGTCTGGTGCACCGACGCGCTGGACGGCGACGACTGGTATTTTCTGGTGGATGCCGAAACCGATCTGCGAATTTATGACCGGGTGCAGCTGGTAGTTGATGCCAACGGCACCCCGGACAATTTCGCAGATGACAAAGTGATTGATGCACTTTACTGCCACGACTGCGAGAACGTGGAAGATTGAACCGAAAGGAGCACAACAACATGATGACACTTGAACAGATCCGCCAGCGCAACAAAGCAGAGAACGCCGCAGCCCAGCGCCTGCAGGCCGCCGGGTATCGGCTGGAAGGATGGGACCCCCGCACCGGGCAGCGGATTGCCGCCCAGATCACCGGCGAGAACACAAACGACGAGCGCCGCACGTTCTATGCCTTCCCCACCTGGCAGGATGCCGCCGCCGCTCTTTTGGGCTGAACGCCCCGGACGCTCTAGCAGGGTTGCACCGTAAAGCAGCCCCGCCCCACACCCGGCACACCGCCGGGACGATTTGAAAATTGAATAGCAGGAGGTTTTACACCATGAGAAATAACGATCTGATTGCAACCGCCGTTTGTGCCCAGTACACCCCCGAACAGCTGCACAAGCTGGCCGCCCACTACTACACCGCCGACGAGATCGCCAGCGCTGCCGCAAAAATCATTGTGGAGCCGGGCGAAGACGGCACCGCACCCGATCCGGTGGAGATCGCAGAAGAAACCCTTTGCGCCGCTCTTTTCCACACGTTCGACGGCTGGAAAAGCCCGAAGAATGGCGGCTTGAGCGTCAAGCGCGGCGAAAAGGCCGCGATCCGCTGCAAGCTCTGGAAGTACAAGGACAGCCCCAAGCCCGAAGACCTGCCCGCCGACGCCGATCCGCTGACCCGGGCAGCCGCTGAGCAGGGCGGCGGTGACTACTACATGACCACCGCCTACCTTTTCGGACGCTGGCAGGTTGAGAAGCGCGAACCGAAGAAGCCCGCAGAAAAGCGGTTCAAATCCCTTGATGACATCCAGGCTTATAACAAAATGCTGGCAGATCAGCGCAAAGCCGCAAAGGCTGCCGCCGCCCAGCAGGACAAGACCCAGACCCCCGCACAGCCTGCACCGGATCCCCAGCAGACCAACTCCCCCAGCGCCGCCGATCTGAACAAGGCAGCGGACAAGGCAAAGCGGGAATTTATGGCAGTTTCCGAAGATGACCGCCCGGCACAGGCCGCCGCGCTGGAAAAGTGGCGCAAAGCCCGGAAGGCCGCAGAGGATGCAAAGCCGACAGCCACAGCCGCCGCACCTGCCCCCGATCCTAAACCCCAGCCCAAACCGGCAGCGCCTGCACCCAGCGCAGACAGCGCCCCGGAATACTGCGAGCAGACTTCTTTCTGCTGAATGGGATGCCCTAGCAGGGCCGCACCCAGAAAAGCGGCCCCGCCCCACACCCGGCACCCCGCCGGAACGATTTGAAAATTGAATAGCAGGAGGATTATACCATGAAACTTTCTACCAACTTCACCCTGTTCGGCCTCAATGTCAAGGCGATCCAAGCCTATCTCAAGGAGCAGGCAAAGGACCGGCGCGGGGTTCGCATCACCTGCCGGGGCGATCTGGTCTATATCATCACGGCATACACCGCGTTCAAGCTGCCCTCTGTCCTGTATGCCGATGTGATCCAGCCCGTGACATTCCGCGAATGCCCCGCCGACGGCGTGACCATCATTTCCGCCCAGTATGGTTTTGAAGTGGAAGAGAACGCGCCGGATCTGGTGGACATCTTCAAGCGCCACGCCCCCAACGAAAAGCCCGTGGAGCGCACGCCGTTCTTGCAGGACATTCCCACCGGCAAAAAGAAGAGCGGCCTTGCACGGCTTTTCCACATCGGGACAACGCCCATCTTGATAAATGCCGACTACGACAGCATGGTGAACCCGGTGCAATTCACCTATCACGGCACGACGCGCGGCTATTCCCCCGTGTACGCTGTCAGCGCCAGCGATCCGACGATCTCCGTCATCATGCTGCCCATCAAGCCCACCGCAGAAGTGGAAGCGCTCTGCAAGAAAATGTTTTCCGAATGACCCGCAAGGCCGACGGCATCCCGCCGCCGCTGGTGCAAGCCCAGCCGCCCCGCCGGGGCGGGCGCTCATGGGTTACAAGCCCACGAAAGGAGTTTTACAACATGACCGAACAAGAGAAAATGGAGATCGTCGTGGTGGATACGTCCACCTGCACCCTCTACGACTTCACCGCGTCGAGCTGGCGCGGCCCCCGCACCCCGGAAGAGGTCTTGAAAGCCGCTCAGAACAGCGCCGCCGATGACGTCCGCCGGTACGAGAATATTCTGAACTCTGGCAGGTATGACGACCGGAAAGAGTATTGGACGGAATGCCTTGAAGCAGCAAAGGCCCGCACATTCTCCACCATGACCTACGGCGACTTTCTGAACGCCCAGCGGGAGCGCCTGCTCTCCGACCCCATGCAGGAGATCACCGAACAGCAGTTCGACGACGCCTTGAACGTCCTGCCGCCGCTTGCATGGCACACCCGTCACAACGTCGAAGAGTTTTGTAGCCGCGAGTTTGAAACCGGCTCCTATACCATGCAATATGCGTACAGCCTTGTTCAAAACAAGCATTACGCCAAGCTGGTTGACTACTCCGACCCCTCTACATGGATCAGTTCCATTCTTGAGCGGCAGTAACCGCCCCGGACACCTCAGCAGGGCCGCACCGTAAAGCGACCCCGCCCCAGCCCGCAAGGGCTACACGAAAACCGCAAGCCCTACCAGGGCGAGCGAAACGCTTTGAAAACTGAATATTTGGAGGTTTACACATGGCTACTATCAACGAAAATGCCGCCCGCATCGCAAAGGAGCTTTCTTCTTTCTCTGATTACAAAGAAGGAAGCGCCACGGCAGAGTATAACGCTCAGTGTGCCAACGCTGCCGCAATCCTTGAGCGGGTCAAGCCCCAGTGCGCCACCGAAGACCAGCGCGAGCGCGCCGAATGGCTTTACAATCGCTACTGTGAAACGCTGGCTCTTGCGATCAACCGCGAAAACGAGATTGGGACCCGATGCCCGTCTGTGCTCATCTGCGGTCCCGCAAACTTTCCTGTTCGCAAGAAAGAGAAGCAGGTAGCAGCGTGGGCCGCAAACCGCGAGAACTTCCGCAAGGCTGACCACTATTTGCAGATGCTCAAGCGGGCGCACACGCTGGCTGTCAAGTCCGACGATCCCGAAGCGCTGGACTATCTCCGCGCAAAACTCGACCAGCTCCAAACCGCGCACCAGACCATGAAAGACGCGAATGCCTACTACCGCAAGCACAAAACGCTTGACGGCTGCCCCGGCATCACCGCCAAGACCCGTGACTGGCTGGAAAACGGCCACGCTTTCGCCAGCGGCTCCCCGCTTTCGGTCTACGGCTGTCCGTTCCCGGCTTATGAGCTGCAAAACAGCAATGCCAGCATCAAGCGGGCAAAGGATCGTATTGCAAAGCTGGAAGCAGCCAAGGCCGCACAGCCCGTGGAAGATGAGCACGACGGCTACACCTACCGGGAAAACGCCGAAGCAATGCGTGTTCAATTCCAGTTCGACGGCAAGCCGGATGACGAAACCAGGGCACTTCTCAAGCGCAACGGTTTCAGGTGGGCACCGTCGCAGGGTGTCTGGCAGCGCCAGCTCAACGACAACGGCAAGTATGCCGCCCACCGCGTCATGGAGGTTCTGGACGGCCAGCAGTAAAACGGACACTCTGACGGGGTTGCACCGTAAAGCAGCCCCATCCCAGCCCGCAAGGGCCACACGTCACCGGCCCCGGTATCTATATACCCAGACCGGCTAATCTAAAAACTCGAATCCCTACCGGGACGAGCAAATACATATCACTTTGGAGGTATTTACATGAAACTCAAGGAAACCCGCATTCTTGACGCTGAGGGCGCACGCTACGCCTGCATTGCCAATGACTACTGCACCCGCTGCGACTGCGAAACATACGACCGCATTTTGAACGATGCGGTCGAAAGCAGCCGCAAACCGGGCGGCATCACGGTTGACGATCTGGCCCGCATCGCCGAAGCGATCAAGGCCGTCAGTGAAACAGACGACGACGTGCCCGCCATTGCTTTTGCGCTTTCCCTGCGCACCCTGTCCCACTTTGAGCAGGCCTAACCTTAACTCTTCCATTTTTGTGGGCTTTTTTATCATGAAAGGAGATTTTGCAATGTTCAATCCGTTTTTTGTTGACAACTTCGGGAAAAAGCACATTTTCCCGGACGACCGCGCGTTGAAACAAGCCTTGACCCGCGCATGGCGGCGCGGTGAAGACGTGTTTCACTTTCAGTATCGCTTGAAATCAAGCTATACTTGTGGGCACAGCTACCAGCTGAACACGATTCAGCAAACCCACGACAGCTTTGTTGTTTGTTTTGGGTTTGAAAGCCCGCTGGGCAAAGAATCCTATTGCTTTTAATTTTATTCGCCCCGGTGGCCCGTCGGGGCATCTTGTGTTATGCTGTTTCCCAGCGAGTTCAACTTTTTTATCGCGAAAAGTTGAACTCAAGCCACGAAATGTGCAAAAAGGAGGTGTTTTTGTGAACGAAGCCCAGGTTTTCGCCCCTTGGCGGCTTGTTGCCAGCTTTGCAGACGGCAGCCGGTTATTATTCGATGGTTTGACCGAACAGCAGGCAAAAGCAGCTATGGAGAGTGCCCAGCGCGAGCACGGCTGTATTTCGTGGTGGGATCATGTGACAGACCTGAATTATGAGGACGGACGTTATTATCGCACCACACCAGAGCCGCCCACGATCCACGTCTTGAAAATTGACGAATAAAGAAATACCCGGTAGGCCATACAGCCCGCCGGGTATTTCTTTGCTCATTTTCCATTATTTCCGATATTCGTGTTTGTTTCCCAGCGGCGTTTTTGCGTTTCGCGGAAATGTTTCACATACGCGTAAGCTTTCCCGGCCTAATTTGCCTTTATATCATACGCGCGAAGGTGAAATGCTTTCACGTTTTCCTTTACCCCTTCCAGGGCGTAGCGTTTGCATTCTCTAAGCTGGTGCGCTTTACTTACGCGCATTATACGCACGCGCACGGATTTCTTCCGCCTGCGGCATATCGTCAAGGCTTTCGGCAAGCCGCACCAAAGCTTCTGCTTTTATCCGCTTTGTGTGCGATACGCTGTACCCGATTTTATGCGCCGTTTCCTCCGAACTGTGGCCACACAGCCATAATTCCGAAATCACTGTTGTGTACACAGTCTTTAGTGACCAGATTTGTGCGCGGATCGCAGCAAAGTCCCCACGCAGCACCACTTCTTGTACTTCCAGTTCCCGCAAGCGGTCAAGGCTCCCCAGTTCTTCGGCTCTCTGGGCAATGTCTGCGGTGCTGTCGCTGTGTCCACTTCCGTGCGGCATTCCGCCGTACTCAATGCCGCGCAGACAGTTCAGATCGCCTTCCAGCAGGTCTTTTTCTGCCGCAATGGTGCGCAGCTTCTTTTGGATATCCGCCGCGTAGTCCAAAACCATTTTTGCATCTTCAATCCGCATCTTCTGCGCCCTCCTGCGGCTCTGCCGTTACTGTTTTTTTGTGGTATCTGCCTTTTTTGCTTCCAGCGCCGCCTTTCGGCGGGCTGCCTGTTTTTGCCTGATCTGTAAACCCAGCGACTTTTTGAAATACGCCGGGAGCGGCTTTTTCTTAGGCTTCCCCATGTTCTGCACCTCTTTTCTGCGGTTTATCTTCCCAGTTCGACAATAGCACCCAGGCTTTCGATATCCGCCTTCGTTGCCCGGCGCTTTTTCAGTGCGGCAAAGATTATGCTCTTGTTTTCTGCGTAAAAGTTTGCCCCGACCGCAAAATACCGCAGTTCCGGGTTAAACTGCTGCCGAATGCGCAGGCAGAAGATCATGTGACCATCTACCGGCATATCCAGCTCATAGACCGCGATCTGACCGGTTTCTTTGCTGATTTCACGGCAAAGAAACACCGCGTTTGTCTCAAACCTTGCCTTTTCTTCATCCGTCACAGCTTTTCACTCCTTCCTGCCTGTTTTGCAAGGCGTTTCCACTCCCGGATTTCATCCTTGCTGTCCGGCGTGATGATTTCTGTGAACTTATAGCCTTTTGGCTCTGCGATCAGGTCAATAAACAACCGGCGGCGGTAAATGTAGTCCCGCTGTGCCCGCCGGGTGAATTTTGACTTGATTTCCACCACTTCCACCGTGCCGTCAGTATACACCAGCACATAGTCTGCCGTGTATCGCGCCGCTGGCAGTTTTACATTGCCATACTCCTTTGCAGGCAGCAGAGGAAAGGCAACGTGCGGCGTTGCCTTGATGATCCTGCCGGATTCAATGCCCGGCACCACCACGGATATGTAATACTCGTACTCTCCCCGGCTCTCGAAAGTTCTCCCGATTTTCCCGGCAGATTTTGCCGCATCCGCCAGCGTCTGCTGCGCAGGGGTACACTTTCCCCTTGTGCACCGTGCAATCTGGGCTTCTGCCTGCGCCCGGTATCGCGGCGGCAGGTCTTCAAGGCTCAATCTTGTGCTCATGTCTCCCCCTTTACCATTTCCGGCTCAGAATGGCATAGCATTGTGCTTCCGTTACTTCCCAGCCGTCTTCCCGGGTTTTGTCAGACTGGTGCAGTTCCCCCGGATCGTAAACAATGCTCTTTTCCAGTTTCCAGCCCGGGAAACGCTGGCTCCACCAATAGGCGTCATTCTGCATATCGCCGCAGGCGTCCCGAAGTTGTTTTCTACTCCACTTCGTGTCATTGGGTACCTGCTCTTCCGGCAGAATCAGATTTTTGGTTTCAATGCAAACGCGCTCCGTGTGGTTGTAGATATATCCGACTGTTCCGTACTTGCCTTGCGTTGTCTGGTCTGTTCCCAGAATTTTTTTCATGTCAATGCGATCCGCATTCATGGTTCCCAGACTTTCATACTCGTTTGTTCCGGGAATACGGCGACGCCAGAGGTCTTCCAGCATTTCGCGCACTTCGCGGCGGTCGATCTGGTCAAGCCCGATGCACTCTACAAAGCCGTGCATATGTAACCGGCCATCTTTGCCCTTGCGCACAGCCCAGAGCATCATTTTGATTTTCTCCCGGGTGATCTTGAACCGCTTGCAGATTGCGGCAATTACACGGCGCTTATAGTTCTTTGTTTCCCGGACGCATCCCAGAAAGTCGTCCGGCAAGAAAACTTCTTCAAACGTCCCGGAAAGGAAGAACCCGTTCTTCGTGAAATTCGCAACAACCTTTCTTTGCTTTTTCCGCAGGGAAGACATCTTGTTCCTGGCTTTCTGCCTTTCACCAGACTTCTTCTGCTTCTTCCCTCTGGTATTTCGTTCCTGCGGGGTAATGGCGTAGAGACACACAGCCATATAACTATCACCACAGATAATCTTTTTTTCTCTGATATAGTTTCTGCGCATCCCTATCACCTCCTGCCCCGGTCAACTTCCTGTGTTTATTTTTTCTTCTGTGGACCAGCACAGTCACAGAAATAACGGGTATACAAGCTCCCTAAAGAGGACTTTCGCCCCTTTAGGTTATGCTTTTGTTTTGCCAATTTCTGGCAGTCAGTCTTTCGGTGCCGCCGGGTAGTACATCCAGTGCGTCACGTTGCCGTGTTCGCTGAACTTGTCGTCCTTCCCCTCAACAAACCACTGTCCGTTGCCATCGTGGATTTCATAGTGAGCATCGTGCTGGGTGCCATCTGCGCAATGTGCCCAGACCTTCATACTGGTTTCGCCGGAGTAGGTTTCACTCCCATCATTCCAAGTTTCATTGTGGGTGGGCGGCGGATCACTCGCCCGCCGCCATTCCTGCGCTTCCACCTTCGGTGCATCGTCCAACTCTTCAAGACAAGCTCTGAACGCCCCCTGAATCATCGCATCCACAACCGCATTTCCCGTGTTAGTTGCCACAATTCCCAGCAGAATATTATTTCTGACCGGCAGGGCATCAATTATCATCCTTTCGCTCATTTGCTTTTTCCTTTCTTGCAGCGTGTCCCATGGCGGAAAGATTTCTCTGTTTTGCCGATGCCCTCCAAATTTCCTTCCTGCACTCTTTGCAGTAGTGGGAGTTCGGACCAGCTTCAAAAAGTTTTCCGCATCTTTCACATATTTCTTTGGTCATTGTTTTCTACTCTCCAAAATTTAGTCATTGTTTCGGAGTACATCTTTTTTCTCAGTGCCAGAGGATTATGTTTGACGAATGGACCAGATATGTTGTTCCGTTAATTTTGACCTGTAACTGGTCCCCCTCATAATCGTTCCAGCTATCCACTTTGCCCTCAATGATGGTTCCGTCCGGCATTTTGATTTGTGCCTGCGAGTATTCGTAAGTCAAATCAATCACCTGCTTGTTGCATCCAGCCAGCAGCAGTACGCTTGCCGCAGCAGATACACCCGCCATAAAAATCTTTCTCATTTCTTTGTCTCCTGTTTTACATTTAGCTTTACTGTCGGCTGCGGCTGATCCGACCGGTTCAGCGGCTTATCAAAGCTCACATTCATCCAGTCTCCCTCCGGCTTATCGTGCCATGCCAGCGCATGACGGATACCCAGCCAGACCTGTTCTGCCCGGTACGGAATGCGCATCCCCTCTTCAATGAGTGGATGACAGGCAAACATTTTATATGTTCTTTCCATATCGTCCTGCATCGCGTTCCGTCTTTCCAGCGCTTGAAAAAAACTGTCGTTTTCGTCCTCTACCGCTCTGAACCGTTTTGCACCCACATCGGCATAGTGCTTCGCCATGCAGAGGTCTTCTGCCAGATCATTAAACTGCCCCATGTGCAGGCGCAGATACATCTCGCAAGCAGCCTGCACAGCTTCCGCCACCGGGCGGCTCATTGTCACCGTTACGGTTTCGACCTCCGCCGGGGTGCCTTTTTTCTTGTCCATGCTGTCACCTCAAATTCTTACAGGCGGCGCTCCGTACCCGTCGCGCACCACTATGCCGTCTTTTTCTGAAATGTACATCCACGTCTTGAATGGGAAATTTGCAGCCGGAATGCCTGCTTCAAGAGCGGCCTGTTCCAACATCACGCATGGCCCATAGTCACACCCAACGGAGATTTTTGTCCACGCCTTTGCTTCTTTCTCAATCCTCATTGCCAGTTCTTTTTTGAAAACTTCAACCTGTTTCTTTGAGATTTTCTTTGCCGTAGAATCCGCAAGGAGACACGTCACAATAGACGTGTAGCCGTTATCCCCATTGCTATGCGGCTGGTTGGCAGTTACTTTTCCCGCCCACCAGTTGACGGCCTTTTCGATGGTTTCTTTGGTCAAAGTCATAATGCTTTCCGCCTTTCTTTAGAAGAGTTCTCTTATCTTTTCCGGCCACCGGCGCTGGCTCCGTTCCAGCTTGCAGATCATCGCCGCCAGCTGGATTGCTTCAACCGCCATGTGGACGGCGCGGTACTGCATTTCCTTCAGGTCTTCTTTCGGGATTTGCAAATCGCCCTTAACTTCGTTCCACAGGCGTTCTTCAATCCACCTGTCCAGCAGATAGCGTTCCGCTTCCGCTTCGCTCATTTCCTCCCGGATCACAGCCCACCCTTCATGTGCGCTATGGAACATCGGAAAATTCTGGTTTGCGGCTCTCAGTTCCTTTTTGACCAGCAAACGGACATCTTTTTCTACAGCATCCATTATTTTTCCTCCCTATTTTTAATCTGCTTGGCTTTCTCCGCTGCTTTCTGGGCAGCCAAGTCCTGCAAGTCATCGTGCATCTTTTCGACGATCCTGCTCTGCCGTCTTGACATCAGCTCTGCTATGATCTCGTCCAAATCGTTCGCCACGTCATCTTTGATATTCATAGGCGCAATCAGTGCCCGAAGAATCATTCCGTCCTTCACAGCATAGATAAACCGGCAATCCTGATTGGTAGGGCGCACACAAATCTGCGCAAATTCCTTGTTCAGCTCGCCTTCCACCGGTTTCAGCAGTTCCGACCGAATGAACCCAACGCTGCCGTCAGGATTTCGCAACGCGATAAGTTCTTCTCCGTTGATAACGATCCGCGTCTTGATTTCAGAGGTAGTTCCTTCATGTTCCGGCTCGTCATCCCACCTCACGCCGTACAGTTTTCCGTCGATGGTGTATTCTTCATGGTAGAAGATGTTCTTCATCTTCTTCTGCGGAATGCCCAGCATAGCGCCCAGCTCTCCCGCGTCCTGTGTTCTGGGGTAGCCATCCATGCAGTAAAAGGCACTCCCCGTGCCGACAAAAATTCTGCCGCCGTTGTTGATTACCTCACAATGCCCGCAGTTTTTGATCTGGGCAGCCAGTGCGGAAAGTTTCATCTTTTCACCACCTCCACGTCCGGTTTTTCCGTTTCCTTGAACCTCGGATAGAAAGTCATTGCACACATCCGTGCTTCACGAAGCGCCGCGTTCGCAGTCTTCGCATCCAGTTTGTACGGCAGCTGCATCTGGTGTTTCGTGTAGCTGTCAATGCCAAACAGCATAATACTGAACTTTGCCATGGTCTATTTTCGCTCCTTCCAGTTTTTAAGTTCCAAGCCCTCTGAGATAATATCAACAATCTGCCATCCAATCATGATGACTAGTTCCAGCATTACGCATACGAGAAATGCGACCCCAGCCCACATTAAGATTCTTTCTGCCAGCTGAACTATCGTTTCCATTTTCTTTTTCTCCTTTATTTTTATTCAGCATTTCCGGGCTTGAACCGGGCGGGGCCTTTCCCATGCTCATATAAAAAGAAGCCGCCGCGCCGGGCGGCTCCATGTTTTCCCTATGCTTATTTTTCCATTGGCTTGTATACGTTCCAGCACTTCATATTGTCGCAAAAGCGTTCTGTGCCAATGATTTTCAGCGGTTTCCCGCAATAAGGGCAAAATGTCGGTTGCCTTTGGTTTTGTTCCCCCTTCGTTCCGCCTTCCTGCATCTGATAGATTACACACATGATTGATCCCGGTTGGATATACGTTTCGCACCGGTTTCGAGCTTTGCAGGTATCGCACCCCATCTTCTTTTTCTCCTTTTTTACAGTTCATCACCCCATGCGTCCCATCCCGGCGCACGCTGGCGTGCAAACAATTCGATACGCGGCACATCACCTACCAGCTCAACGATCCGTCTGCGGGTTTCATCCGGTTTTACACTGTGTTCTTGTATTGGCGATTCTATTACTTGATGCACGGAATGGCTTTTTATGAAGTTTTTGGCTTTGAAACCATGCGTTACACCCAGCAGGCAAACTTCCGCATTTGCACGAGTATAAGCACCCATGCCCCAAAAGTTCGTGTTGCTCTTGCGGTTTTTCTTGATCCAGACAAAGGCGCAGGTCTTGTACTCAAATCCCCACGCTTCCATAACTCGCAGAGCATCGGCAATTTGTGGGAATGTTGCCCACATGAAGCACGCCGTGCCCCCCCCGCAAGCTGGTGGACAGGTAACGCACAGATGTCATCCGTCGTCATAGTGTGGTAATGCTGCGCCGCATTTCCCTGGCTTTTTGGCCCAGTTCCGTGCTGGCGGTAGCTCCACGGTGGGTCAGCATAGATTACGGAATACTTTTTACTCGGAAATTCCATCTTTTTCTCCAATCATTCTGCTTCGCGGATGATCCACACCCGGCGTTCACCGTATCCATCCCAGTTCAGCGCATCATCATGACTGCCAGAAACAGCCACGTCCAGCTTGTTGCCCTGAATAGCTGCACCGCGATCCTGCACAACGCGCACACCAATGCCTTCTATGTACAGAACCGTTCCAAATGGCAGGCTTTCGTCTGCCGCAACGGTCAGCCCCGCCGTCACCGGTGCGCCACTGGCGGTGATGCCGTCGCCGGTGCCGCAAATGTGCGGGTATTCTTCTGTGCAGTACGCCGTACACAGAAATTCCCCGGCATATTCCTTTGTCAGCCCATCCGGCAGGGCATTTTCATTGGCGGCAGTTTGTAACTGGTCGATAACTTCTTCATCCTGAATTGCTCTGTCCTGCCAGTTTGCCAGACGGGCGGAATAGATAATGCGCTGTCCTTCCAGATTGTTGATCCGATTCTCCAAGGCTGCATTCCTTGCGCCGCCGATAAGTGTCGCCGTCAGAAGCGCGGCAAGCACCGCTTTATTGACCGTTGACATTTTCACTTCCAAACCTCCTTTTCGTCACCGCGATTGGAAACTCTTCTATCTCACTTGCCCAGCGTGCCGTGCCTTTCCCGTATGTAGTCTCCCACACTAGAGGAAAACCACCGATTCCGTCAAACAGACTTCCCAGCGTTGCGCCCGCTGGAAGGTATTGCTTCATTTTCTGGGCGATCCAGAACCATTGCGGAAGTGCGATGCTGTTTCCCAACGCCTTATAACGCGGGCTGTCTGCCGCCTTGTGCTTTTTACCCTTGGTGTCCGTCCACTCTCCAATGTCCGTCCACCCGTCCGGGTAGCCTTGCAGGCGTTCGCATTCTGTTGGTGTCAACCGCCGGACGATCCAGTGAATAGCTTTCTCTGCAATTAGACACTCGCTACCATTTCCAACATTCCCGGCTTTTGCTTTCATGGTTGAACATTTGTCGCTTTTCTTGTAGTAGCTGTAAGACTGTTCGCTGAATGTCTGACGCTCAGTTATGATGGCTGTGTAGTCCGTCACTCTGCTTTCATGGTCTCCGGTAATGGTCGGCACTGTCTTGCCATCACCATTTCCCCGTGCATCAAAGACCTTATACGCTACTGCTGGACGGTCAACAGTGTTCAGCGTGTAGCTCTGGTTTTCCTTCACGCCAGAACCATTTGCGCCGGCCGTTTCGGAACGGTCAATAATGTTTCCCGCCAAGCAATAAACCGGCTGAAAAAGGGTCTGATCTTGTAGCGTCGAAAGTGTTCCTGTTTTTTCGGTCTGCACCAGTGCGCCTTTGCCGCCCCCGGCACAGCCTGACCGGATTTTCAAGGTGTAGGCTTGCCCCCCCCTGCTGGCCCACCATTCGATCATTTCCAGCAGAGCATTTTCCAATAGTTCCTGTAGCTTCTTGCCACGTCGGGATGCTCTGGTCAGGATGCCCCGGCAGGCTTTCGCGCTCAAATAATATTTTTCCGGCACGTCCACCTGCAAAATCCACGACGAGAGCGATACGCTTTCTTCTCTGGGGCACTCCCCAATATTGAGCGTCAAGCTGTCGCCAAGCCAGAGACCATCCATTTCCGGCGATTGCTCCGGCTTTGCACCACCGTCCCC